CACAATTGAGAATTTATATCAAATTGTTGAGGGAGTGGTTCATATAATTTAATTAATACTGTAGGATTATTAGGATCTGTTGTATCTAATAAAGCGTTAAGAGCTATAACTAACTCATTATCTCCAAAATCTAAATAAAAATCATAATAATCAGCAGCTGTGGTATTAATATCATTAATTAATTCTAATGAAGAAGCAATAACTAAGTCATTAGGTATAGCTGTTGTGTCTAATCTAACCTCAGTCCTATCAGAACTAATTTGAGATATATAATAAGGATTAGTTGAATTTGAAGCTAATTTAGGGCTTACAAAATTATAAACTGTGTTGTATTGTCCAATTGTAAATCCTTGAGAAACTAAATCTCTTTCAGGATCAAGAACAACATTTTTATCATTTATTGTATATCCAGGATAACCAGTAACATTAGAATATACTATTTGATTGTTTAAATCATAAACAAAATATTCAATAATATCTAATGTTGGATTAAAAGTAGCATCAACACTAGTATTAAAAATAAGAGAATCATCTTCTACTGAATATGTTTGATATTCAAAAGTGACAGGGTTTATAGAGTTTATATTAACGGTTCTGCTCATTTATTTATTATAAACTTTTTGTTGAAATACTTATTAATTGTTGTTGTAAATCTAAATTTTCTTGTCTTAATGAATTGATTTCATTAATAAAAGCACTAAAATCTGCGTCTTGAGTAGTTGTACCTAAGTAATCATTTGCAGTCTGTATAATGTACTCAAAAGAATTTATACTTCCACTCTTAGGTATTTGAAAGAATAAATTTTGGTAATATTGGAAAAATTGATCTACAGTTATTGGGGGTAACGATGAAGTTAAAGAAGCAGATACATTAACCAATTGTGAAAAAGAAGTATCAATAACTTTTTCAAATTGAGCTTTATTGTAAACTTGCTTATTTAAATTTAATGTTTCAGCCATTATCCGTTAGTTACTTTAAAGTAGTATTGATCATTAAATACAATTGTTGAACCATCTATGTTACTTTGAATTAAAACAGTATAATATCTTTCTGGTTGAAGATAATTCATATATAAATCAAAATAACTAGAAGTAGTATCAGCACTTAGTTTAGTATAAGTAGTATCAAAATCAACAACATATTCATTTGTTTCTAAGTCCTTAATAGCGTAATAAGAAGCTGTAGGTAAGAAATAATTGTTTGTATAAACTGATTCTGTTTGCCATAATTGAAGAGGGTATTCAGGACGAGCATTTACTCTAAATCTGTTTACACTCTGACTATAAAATACTCCTGGATTTTGTGCTAAAGTAATAGTAGCAGGTAATGTATTTAAAACCGTTTGAGTTGATGATCCTGTATTGTATGTAAAGTCATTCCAACTAATTTGTAAGGCAGGAGGATAAATTGTATTAGTATCTCTTGAAAAATATTTTAAAGTTACTTGTTGATTAAAGTTATCAATAAATTCTTGAGATTGAGTTTGTCTAACAATAAACCCATTATTATTAAAAGCACTTGATGACCAATTAGTAACAATACTTTTAACATTAACATTTATATCTAAAGGAGAATAATAATCAAAAGATTGACTAGCTTGAGAAGCAGTATACCAAACACCTCCACCATAAAAAGATCCAGTATATGAGCCTGTAGTACCTGAAGTAAAACTAGCTGTGGTCCAAGAAGTACTTCCGGAGTAATTTCTCCAAAACCATGATACACCATTTGTAGTAGCAGGTTCATTATAATAACGACCTGTTCCCATTTCCCAAGACTCAGCTACAGCATTAATTGCTAAAGTAGTAGTATTAGATAAACCAGTAACATCAGCAGCAAATACTTTAAAAGTAGCATCCCAACTAGAAGTTTTTACTAATGCAGAAAAAACATTTTGAATTTCTGGATTGGAAAATTGGACTAAAAATCTTGTTGCTTGAGGTAAATTACCATCAGTTCTTAAACTACCAGTTATAAAGTTAGTATTAGCTTCAACAATCTCATCTAACCCTGTATTTAAACTAGGGTAAGCAGAATATAAAGTTGCGTCTTTGGAAGGGAATATTTGAATTACTGCCATTTTGTTTTATTATAAAGGTACTACTCTGCCTTGAATGTCTTGACTAGGATATTTAACTTCAAAAATCATAGGATCTAAAGAAGGATATATTACATTGTTTTGTGTAGCTGATGGTATATCATAAGCATACTGACTATATCCTAAATTTTCTCCTGATAAATTTGTTATAGTTATATTTTTTACTGTTTGTACACCTTCAATTTTATCTAAAAGTATATAAATATCTCTTAATATAATAGGTTGATTAATTTGCCAATTATCAATTCTAAAGTAATCTTGTAAAGCTACAATACATTTAGTTAATACCTCATTACTATTAAAATTAGGTAAAATAATAATATCAAAATTAACTCCTATATTAATAATAAAAGCATCTTTAACATTAACAGAATCGTTTACCATTCTATATTGAGATAAATAAGTAATAATATTTTGTTTTAAAGCAGCGGACGTTGTTGTTAATTGATTACTCACGTTATAAGACAACACATACAAGTCTAATACCGATTGAGACTCACCTGCTGATATAGACTGTGCTTTAGTAGGTTCAATATATGCTTTAGAAACAACTCCAAATTTAGCAGACATTGAAAGTGTTCTTACTAAATAGTCATTTTGAGTTACGTTACGTAATTGAGTAGCAAAATTAGCTGAAGAGTTTTGTCTAATTTCTTCAATTGTATCTCCATCTCCTCCTCCATCAGCAGCGTCAGGGTTTGTAACTGCTAAACTATTAAATACATAATTTGCTGTACTAGTGTTAGTTTGTTGATTAAGGAAAGTAACAGTTGAATTTAAACTAGTTAAACTATTAGCAGGAACATTAGATACAACTCCACCACCTGTTAAGTATCTAACAGTTAAAGTAGTATTTGAAGGAGCAATTCCGTAGGTTTTAGTAAATAAAAAGTTTTCTGGAGAATAAGCTGTTGTTAATTTTGATAATTCAAATGGTAAACCAATACCAACATTGTTAGGGTTAGGTATAATAGTTTCATCAGTATCATTAGCAGTACCTGCTCCAAATTGTAATTGTAAAGTTGTTTTATCTAAGAAACGAGTTGCAAATCGTCTTTGAATTTTTTCTAATTTTAATAAATAAGGTGTATCACCTTGATATTGAGATAAATTAGGGTCATTAACATTAGTATTTTTAATTGAGTTAAATACCATTTCTTGACCTAAATAATCTACTTCATACCATTTATTTCCATCAGTATCAGTAATATCTAAAATACCTACAATGTTGTCTGCGTTAATATCAACAGTAGTAAACTGAGTAGGAACACCAAAAGCGAAAGTAGTAGTATTGATAGTAGATGAAATAGCTTTTCTAGCTTTCTTTAAAAGAAAATATAAAGGATTACCACTTCCATCTACTTCATAAACTGTAACTTCTGTAGGATCACCTGAACTAGAAACTGAAAAATCTATAGGATCTTGAATTAAGAAAGAAACAGAAGGTGATAAAGTAGAGGCAACAGTTGAATTTTCAGGAACTAATAATGAATATGAGAAATCAGGAACAAGAACTGAACCTGAAGAAACAGCTGGTACTTGTTGGTAGAAATCTAAAACAGCAGTAGCAACTTGAGTTACATTTGGTTTGTAACCAAACATATAAGCTAACTCATATAAGTTATTTGTTTGACGAGCATACTGTAAAAAGTTTTCTTGGATTTGGTTATCCATATAGAATGACAAAACATCACCTACATAAGCAGCCATTTCCATAAACATCATACCTGGAGAGGTAGGACTAAAATCTGTATAAGTAGTAGGGAAATAAGTTTTAGCATAGTCAATAAGACTAGCTCTTAATTCTGTGAAATCTTTATTAATGTATTGTATGTTTCTTTTAATAGCCATTATGCGAATGTAATATTAATATTATCTGATATTCCTGTATTTATTATATTATATGTTAAGGATACATTAACTTGATTTACATCAGGGATGGAATCAATACTTAAGTCTGCTACCGCTACATTAGGGAAATATAAATTTAATTGGGATTGAATGTCTTGTTTTAAAGCAGATATATTATTTTCTGCTATTTGTTGGAAAATAAAAGATCTTAAACTAGCACCAAATGTAGGATTTAAATATCTTTCCGGTTGATTTGTTAAAAAGAAGTTAATTAAATTATATTTAATAGCATCTTTAGTTGTATAAGTTGATCTAAAAACAGCAGGAGCATTAAAAGGTAACCCTACCCCAACAGCTGTGCCGGGTTTAAAATCTACAGGGAATATTTTTTTAGCTCCAAACGCCATTATTTACCATTCATTAAAGCCATGATTTGATCTAAGCCAACATTACCTTCAGGTAAAGCACCATTAATAGCGTCTACAGGACCATTTGCTTGAAAATTACCAGCATAAGCAGAATTAGCAGGTTTACCTGTTTGCATTTCTTCTAAAATACCTCCAAACATTGCTTGTCTTTCAGCTGGAGTTAATTGTTTTGGTTTTGAAAGATGAGGTTGAGCGTAAGTATCCTTGATTGACTCCGTAACAATTGTTTTAGGGGCACGGACTGCTTCCAATAGAATATCTTTCAATTCTTCTTGAATGGCTTCCTTTACTGCCTCTTTAATCATTTTTTTAAAATCTGATGGTTTCATTGTTTATAAATATTAAGTTAATAAGCTTTTAAATTATCTCTGTCGATTATTAGTTTTAATTCATTGATTAAAACCTGGTTGGATGTTGTGAAAGAATATTCGGTTTGAATAGTTACTATACCAGATTGGTTTTTACCAATAGCTCGTCTTCTGTTAACAGTTGGAGTGTATGGGACTACTTCTATTTCTAAAACAAAACCTTTATAAGTGATATCATTTAAAGTACTTTCAGCTATAGTTTGTCTTAAATTAATGTTATTTAAATCATCACTTATACCTAAATAAGTTGAATAAGGAGAACATTGTTTTAAAATGATATCAATACTATTTAAAGAAGTTACAGCATTAGATATAAAAAGACCAGTTATAGATATAGGAGCTGCTGTATTGTCAATTATAGTTTTTAATTTATTTAATTTAGAGTTACCTAAAGAATCAAATCTTAATATATCTAAAACATCATTAGCTTGTAATACTAAACTAGCAAAAGGTCCAACACCACCACTAGCGGCGTCTGAAGCTATTAAAGCAGGTTTAGCGGCTCTAACAAGTTGAGCAGCAGTTATTAAACTATCTAATAAAGTAGATGTTATTCCTGCTGCTACTGTGGCTGTGTTTAATACACTTGAAATTTGATTTAATTTATTAACAATATTATTTCGTTGTAAAATTATTAACTCTAATTGAGGAGCAGGTAAACATAAACCATTAGGAGTACTGGTTAATTCATTCTGAAGATTGGTTAATTGAGGTTGGATTTGGTCATTAATTTGAATGCCCTTTTCCATAATGGTTTGCCCTAATTTATCTGATCCTGTTAGTTTTAAACTACTAGGTAGGGCGTTTTCAAGTACTTGTAAACTAACTTCAGCCATTATATTATTTTATTTACTTTAGATTTAGTTAAAGCTATCCTTGCAGATATTTTAGGTAATTCAGAAAGTACTAATGAAGCGGCTGTAGATGCTTGAGGTACAGCTACTAAAGTAGTAGTTAATTGTATTAATTGATTAATTAAATTTTGTAATTCAGTTACTAAAGCATCTCCTTTTAATATAGGTTCAGTTGCATCTTTTGAACCTAATTTAATAGAAGGTGAAGAAACAATTGTATCTAATTCAGCATCAATATTTACACTTTCTTTAGCATTTAAATTAACTGATTTTTTAGAACTAAATAATAAATGATCCTCAGTTGTATTAAATACTAACCTGCCTGAATTTATAATGACTTGTTTTCCAGCATATTGGTCAGGAGTAGTAGGGGTTGTTTTGTAACTATTATAAGAAGTACTTGATGCTTTTAAAGGTATTTTTTGAGTACTTGTAAAGTAAATTGATGAATCATCATTATTAATATCTTCTACAATAGGAACCCATCCTTCTTTAGTTTGAATGCCTTGTCCATTTCTAAGAATTAAAATAGGATCACCTGAGGCACTAGTTCCTGTAGACCAATTATTAAGAGGAGTATCAAGTGGTTTTTTTAATTTAACTGTTGAACCAATTCGAATAGAATTACCCCATCTACCTTCATAAATTATATCACCTTCAAATGGTTTTAAAGGATGAATATTAGAACGTTCAACAAATGTTTTACCTAAATTTAATTCTGTAGATTGGTCTGTTACTCTTCTAACATTACCTACAGAAGTTTGTAAATAATCTCTTTTTTGATTTTCTGAAGGTGATGATGGGTTAGCAGGAAAACCATTATGATGAGGATGGTTCCATAAAGCAGTTGGGTTTAAATAATAATTTTCAACTGTTGTACTTATACCTGGATTGTTGGAGGTACCATTAATGTTAGTAGAAGGTAATTGAATAATCCATACTATTTCTTCTAATAAAGGAAAGTTTTTACTATTAGGAAAAAAAGGTTTAGCGGGAGATATTTTGGAGGTTGGGTTTGTAATATCTTGAAATTGAATTAAACCTAAACCATTCCAACCAGGATTACCTTCTCCAAACTCATTAAACCCCTCACTATTTTCATCTAAAATAATACTTTTTACTCTTCCAGCTAAAAAAGAAACAGGAGACGAGGTAATTCCATTAGGAGATTGACTCGTTTGATTATTAATACTGACTTGAGAATTAGTATGTTTATTTAGAATACCCATTTATTTATTTACCTCCTTTTAACTCATTCATAGCAGATAATAACTGCTCTTTTTCTTCATCAGAAATAGTTAAAGATCCTTCAGCTGAAACTGTAGCCATGGCACGTTGAGCTAACGCTGCCATCTTAATTAATAAGTCGTCATTTTTAACGCTTATCTCCATATATTCCTTAATTAAAGGAACAACTAATGTAGCGTCACCAATGTCTGAGATAAGTGGTTTTAGTTCGCTTATAAGTGCTGTAACCTGTTGATCTTTTTTCTTCTGGTTGTTATAGATTTCTTCTAAAACATCAGAGAATTTTTTATTTTTAAAAATTATGTTATCAAATTGTGACATAAATATACATTTAGTTTTTTATAAATATGAAAACTAAAAATTTGTATATCCGTGCTCTAAATAAAATATATAACCTTGTTTAAAAATATCATAGAGTTGATTTGCTATTTTTGTAATTTTAGGAGTTTTAACATCTACAATTTCACGGATATAAATGTAAAGTGCTTTTTTATTAAACACATCTAAGTTTTCTCGTTTACGAAATAATTCTAAGATTGCATCTGCAATTTGAGCATCATATTCTTTAGGAAATAATTCATAAATGTTTTTAGTACAATGTTTAGTATACTCATCTATAAATTTAGATAAACGGTCATCATATGATGATTCATCAATAGTATAAGAATGTTCTTCATCTTCTTCAAGAGCATCTAAACCAATAGTATCAATGCGTTTTTTATAATTTTTCTGGTTGGATAAAATTAAGTAACGTTTAGCAATAGTTCCAAAATAAGAATATGCTTTAGCTCCTTTAGAAGGATCAAATAAATGGATTTTAGATAGTAAAAAAGTAATTACTTCATGTTGTAGGTCTTCAATATTATCTACCTCAGTATAATAAAATTTAAAGGTATGAATAATGTTTTCGGTAAGTTTAAAGAAGGCATAATGAATCCTATCATTATAAATTCTACTTTTTAACTCAAAGTCAGTAGTGTTATTATATAGAATAATAGCATTTTCTGTGTCTTGAGTAAAATATTGAACACCTTTTTTCTTCTTTTTTACTACTACCTCTTCCATTATTTAGAAATATTTTTAATAATGAAAACATTTAAGGCAGCTTGAATTACTTTAATTTGTTCAAAGAAAAATCCTACCTCATCATCTGATTTGAAACTACCTTTAGCATCTACTTCCAACATTTTCTTTTCTGCTAACTCAATAGTGTCGGAAATTTTATTTAAGTAGGTCATATAACCTGCTAAAATATCTTCTTGTCTTTCATTTTTCTTAAGAAGATTAAAGGTCGTGAATCCAAGAGTCACGACCAATATAGAGAGAATAATAATTGTTAATATCATAAGTTATCTAACATGTTTTTTAATCCTTCACTTTTTATGCTACCTAATGCTTTAGATTTAGAAGCTGGAGTTTGGATTGATTTTTTATTTGATTCCAAGGTAAATGACTTCTTTTGAGTTGGCACGTTACCTAATAATTTTGGTAACCATTCCCTTTCAAACTCAATCCTAGCAGCCATCAAATCTGCTTGATGAACAATGTAAGGCAATGAAGTACGTGGTTTTTGTTCTGGCATATAAGTCATAAGATATTTCTTATTTGCCTCATCATACAAACCATCATGAGTCTGGATAGTAATCATTTCATTAAATGTATACTGGATACCATGAGATTGAAGTAAATATAATCCTCTATCAGGTACACTAGCGAAAGGAATTCTATCGTTAAACTTATAATCTTCACCTAATTTTTCTTTACGCCATTTATCATCTTGAGGAATATAAGATTCATTTTCTTCATCACCCATTTTTCCCAGGTCATGATTCAAAGCAGAGAATACTAATTCTTCTTTAGTGTAAGTATTAATATCAGCTCCCATTTGAGCCCATAATTCATGAAGATGAAGAGCACAAGTAATAACTCTATTAACATGTTCTACATATCCTCCAGGGAAAGCATTATGGTATTCTTTTTTATGAGCAGCCGGCATCAACATTAGACGCTCAGAATATTGATTATAAAATTCAATCAATTTAGTTTTACGAGGTTCAGAAATATGGTCTTCAATGAAACCTAATAACCTCATCCAGTTTTGTTGGATTTCTTCAGCTGTTAATTGCATATTAATATTGATTAATTTCTCCGGGACCTAATGGTTCCTGTTGTACAAACGATTTAGCGTCATTAATCGCCTCACGTAGTGTAATAATCACTTCCTCTACCTGTTCCCTTGATCCACCACGATTTAAGAAGAAGTATATTTTCTCTACTTCACCCTCGGCTCGTTCCAACCGTCTCATTATTATTTCTCTATTTTTCATTTTGTATCCTTTTTTCCTAAACCCTTGTAATATCAATATAACATTGTATTTTAGCAGGGCCAAACTTAGGTTAAAAGGAGTTTTACAAACTCTAGATTTTGCTTAAGATGAGCACATTTTTCATATTCTTCCATTTCCTGGAAGTAATTGATTGATAATTCTAAAGCTGTTTTTAAATGGGTATCTGCGAATCTATATAAAGCTTCTTGACAAACCAAGTCTTTTGGATCTACTTTTTCAATATAACTATAAGCTCTATTAAACACAACAAATTCACCTGCTCTATCTATATCTACTACATCTAAACCTTCATCCAAATTTTCAAAAAACTTAAGTAATTGGTCATTAAATAAATTATGATTGTAAATAAATTTTTTAAACATCCCAACCCAGAATAAAGGATGATTTTTATAGTCTAATAGAGCATCAACTTGTTGAAATTTTTCCTTTAATGAAGGTGGTTCCTCATTATTGAATAAATCAAATATTTTATTGACGTCCATATACCGATACATATAGGCGCCATAAAACTTCTATATAGCGCCTATATTAAACTACCTGTCCATAATCATGGACAGCGTCGATTTTAACCTATAATGTCATCTAGATGGTCAGGAATACCATCACCATCTACATCCGCAATCTCACCGTAACCAAAAGCTTTAATAAAGCTAGCTACTCTTTCTTTTAAATCATTATCTGAATCTGCGAACCAATCTTCTTTAATTAAATCATGACTTAATACTGATATTAAGGCTGTGTAAAGAACCTCTACATTTTCAACAAGATAAATATCTGGTGTATGAAAATCTAAACTGAACGCGTAATCATCTATTTGAGGGATATTTAATAGGTTATCTATTTTACCTATTTTCTTTTCTGTAGGTACTACACCTCCAAACTTATGAAAATATTCACCTATGTAAATATACCCTTGTCCTTCTTTTAATTGAAATTCGCTCATTATTTTAATAAATTATAATATTCGTTGAAATGTTTAATACGATCAGGTAAACCAATTGTACCACCGTTTACTCTTTTAGTTACTGCTGTTACTGTTCCTTGGTCAGCTCCTTTATCGCAGATAGCCCATAAACCATTCTTATTAAAGAACCAAGCAGCAGACATTAAAGGATATTTAGTAGCAACTAAATCAGGATTATTTATAATCTCTTCAGGAACAAAACTATCAAATGCTTTATAGTTATCTTTACCTGTTAATTGGATATAACCACGACCTCTAAATTTAAATCCTTCTTTAGTAACTTCAGCGCCATTACCCATTCTACCTCCATAAACACGAGAGGCAATAGCTTCAGGTTTACGAGCGTATTGTTCTGCTAAAGCTAAAGTTGGGAAATATTTTCCAAAAATACCCATCAAACCTTTTGAACTGTAGTTTAAATTTTCTGAAGTTGCTTTCCATCCTCCTGATTCATGACCGCACTGAGCCAAGAAATGAGCTAATCTTAAAGGATTAGTAATATTAAATTTAGCAGCGGTATCAGGAATTTGAGCTAAAACAGCATCAGGAATGTGTCCTTTTAATTTATCTAATTTAAATGAACTAGAAGGAATAGCTGTAGGGGCAGGAGCAACCACAGGTGTTACACCCATAATTTTATTCCAAGTTCCATCTCCTACTATACCATCTGCTACTAATCCATTAGCGGCTTGATACTTTTTTACTGCCTCTTCAGTTTTAGGACCAAAGTTACCTACAGGGTCAACTCCTAATTTAATTTGAAGTTGTTTTACCTGTTCATTATTATCACCTTTTTTTAATAGCATAATTATTTATCTTTGTGTTTATCAATTTTTTCTAAAATTGTATTTAATACAGAATGTTTAATAAAACCAGCATTCGATGCGTTTTTCAAAGCACTTATTAATTGGAAAACTATAAACGGCATTATAATGGTTTCTGAGAGCCAGGACGTACCTGGAAATCCTATTTCAACCATTAATACTACTGTTAATATAACTAACCAAGTAAATGTTGTTTTTAATACTTTTAATGCTTTGTAGGTTTTAAAACCTTCTTTCTTCGTACCAGCAACTATACCAAAAAAACCATCCATAAAAGCGACTGCCACTACAGCCAAATACTGTTCGCTATTGTCTATAGCTAATCCTCCGAAATAGCTACAAACAAAAGCAAAAGTAGTGGTTAATGATAATAGTAAAACTAGTAACGTAGACTTCATTATCCTTCTATATCTTTATCTTCTTCGTGTTTATCTTTTTTATTCATGAATTTATCTACAGAAGCAATACCGAAACATCCTAAGATAATTACCATGAATCCATCAAAAATAAATTCATTAATTACTAAAGCAGTACCCATATAACCAGTTACTAAGTCTACTACAAGAGCAATACAAAGCATAAAAAATGCTACAAACCCAACAACGGCTTTTTCGTTGATTGAGTTGTTGTCGTCAAATAATTGTTTAAAGAAATTTTTCATATTATAGTTGTTTTGTTGTTTTTGTTAAACTTTCTTGTAACGCTTTCGAGAACGCCTTTCGGTTTAACGGAACTTCATTATTTTCAACATTTAAAAATGCGGCGAAAATAAAGGTTTTTCTAACACCAACTGATTTAAAACAACTGTTTCCTATACATATTGTAGTTTCTACAAAATAGTCTTTTTTTAACCATTGTAAACCCATTATATTTACTATTTGTTGAGGTGAGTAAATACTGTCTATACTCACTTGAGTAATAAATGCTACTCCTGAGTCAACAGGAGTGTATCCTTTTTCAATTAATAATTCTTCAACAGTTTCTTTAACACCAAAGGTAACATCTCTACCTCCAATAGTTTGAATGTGTTGAACGTTAGTTACTTGAACATTTACTTTAGTAGTATCTGTTGGGTTTAAAGTTAATAATAAGGGTAATATAAAGTTTAACATAATTTTATTTTATTGAGTTATTAAGAAAGCTGAGAACCATGTACCTTGTCCGTTTGCACTACCTTGTAGTATAGTTCCTGTAGTTCCTGAACCTGCTGTTCCTTGGAATATAGTCCAATCAAGATAATCTGTAGTTCCATTCATTTGGACTATTCTAGAACCTCCTAAACCTATTCCTGTTCCATTATTTAACGGTTGTTGGTTAATAATTATAGAATTTCCATTTTTTCTCATTTGAGTATTAACCTGGTTAGTTGCTATTCCTGGATTTTGTAACCATACTCCAAAACTTACACTGTAATATCCAGCAATAGTAGGTTTAAATTGATTACTAGCTAACCAGTTATTAGGATCTGCATAATCAACAAAAGCAATTGTTGCATCTGATCCTGTTGCAAATGTTTGATTAGCACTCAGTATTCCCTCACAAACATATGAACTTGTTATAACAGCATGATTTATAGCGTAAGAAGCAGTTCCTTGTAATGACCCCGTAAATGAAGTAGCATATTGGATTTCCTTAGTAGAAGTATTATATGTTAGTAAATTAGAAGCTGAAGGGATGGTACGGATTGGAGCAACATGGAATCCAGCACCTGCCGCTGATTGAACCGTATTTGTCGCATCTATAATAATACTACCTGCGGTTTGATGATTCGCTCCCGCGCCTGCACCAATTGCAATTGCATAAGCACCTTGTCCACTATCACCAGCACCACTTCCAATTGCTATTGCGTATTGTCCTTGATCTTCATATCCTGCGGAACCTATTGCAACCGCATTTGTACCTTGAAATAATTGCCCAGCACTATTACCTATTGCAACACCATATTCACCTTGGTTGCTTTGTCCTGCTTGAGAACCAATAGCAACACTATAACTTGGAGGGGTAAATTGTCCAACATTTTTACCTATAGACACATTTGTGGGACCATTAGACCCAATTACATTTAATATTTTAGAAGAACCACTTGTAGCAGTCCAATCTGCTTGTAAAGCACCTGTTACAGCTGAAGTTAGAATTGGAAATCCATTAAGTGTTCCTGAACCTGAAATAGAAACTGAACCTGAAAATACATCATTTCCAATATGGGTTACACTCCCTGTAATATATTGGAATGAACCCGTAGCTGCGTTAAATGATCCACTTCCTAATAATTGCATACCACCGGCAGATACCAAGATATTTCCATTAGTATTTGAAAGTGTTGTACTTGGATCTCCTGGATTGTCAGAGGCAATAACTAACGAACCAGAAGAAATATAAATATCTCTAAATGGAAAAGCTGTTGAACCTAATGAAAATGATTTTGAAACAGCTGGGATTATATTACCTCCTATTAAAAGTCCACTTGCTGTTAAAGGTAAGTTAAGCCTAAATATACCATTACCTAAATTAGTTACAGTAATTTGATCTGTTACACCTCCTTGAACAATAGGTAAAACATTAGATCCAGTTGCTATGGAGGCTGATGGTAGTTGTGATATAGGTAAATTTGCCATTTTTAAAAAGTTAATATTATTTTATCCCCATTTTCTTGTAATAAATAGGAACCATTTTCTTGAAGTAAAAATGAAACTGAACTTGTGTAAATATTACAATCTAATAATGTTATATATTTTCCACTATTACTTATCCAATTTAAAGCAGAATCAACATCTGTAAAAGTTTGTTGATTAATTACATCTGGTAATCTATTAATTATAGCTAGAGTATCTGTTGAACTTGTAGTAGTAGTTATATAAAATATAGGAGTTGAATCATTTATAGTTCCCCCTGCTAAACTTTGAGTGTAAGTATCTGTGATAAAGGTGTAACTATTAGCTTTACAAACATCTTGCCCCCAAGTTAAACCATATGAGCCAGAAACAACAGATTGAGATATATCAAACCAAATATTAGCTTGTTCATATATGTTTGGGGGAGCTGAGGCTGTAGAGTATGCTACTAAATTTGTCACCTAATATAAATATTAATAGGTCACAGACCCCGCATACCCAGGAGCTATTATATATAAATTTAAACTTCCTCCTGAAGTTAAGGTAGATGTTGTATAAGTAGTAACTCCTGGATAAGTTGTTCTGACGTTAGTTGTTGCTGCTTTGATTGCGTTGTATTGAGTAGTAGTAAAAATCCTCACATCAGGGGCTGTTCTCCATCTAGAAAATAAGCCTGCCTTTCTAGCGGCAACATAATACTTATCTGCTATAGAAATTGAACCATCATCATTTACATCAAACATATGAAATGATAAACCATTCCTAGTTACTTTACTTAAAATAACATTAGATACTCCTTGTATATCTGAGGTTGTGTAAGATTGAATTCTAGTAGGAGCATCAATTTGTATATAATATTCTTTAGAAGGATCATAAGTTTCACTTATAGAATAATAACCATTTGAATTAGTGTAAATAGTTTTATAAAGTGTCCATGAAGAAGTTGTTACTATATAATCAAATTCAATAACATATGGTAAAGAATTAGAGTTATTTAAATCATTCCATTTACCTCCACCAACAAACTGAACATAATCCTCATTACCAGAGTTATTAGGCTCCCCAGGATTCCAAGAAGAGTAAGAATAAGTCTCTCCTGTTACCCATCTCCAAGTTCCTTCTGTTACTTCATCTGTTAATCCAATCCATCCTGAAGGCCATAAATTAAATAAAAAATTATTTTCACCTGAGCTTGTAACTGTTACTAGGTAACCCCCCATAGCAGTACAGTTAGATCTAGCTGTAGTCCAAGTAGCATTTCCTGTTGAACGATAATAAGAATGTCCATTATAATTTTGTTGATTTGTAAAACCTGTAATTGTTGAGTTGGTTCTTCTGTAGAGCTTAACAGCAACGTTATTTGCTCCTGAACCATTAGCATTATAAAGGTAGCCTGAGTAGGTAAATTGACCTAATAGGGTATTAGTAATAAAGAATAAAATAATAATCCACCTCATATTTTTAACTTAGCTCCCATTAATACTTGAAAATTTAAAATATCTTGTCCCGCAATATAAGTACCTCCACCTGTTAATCCAATCCCAAATGTCTTAGTTAACTTATAATTTAGATTTAAAAACGGAATAACAATTGGTTTTGCCTCAAAAATAGATTCTGTATAAAATTTAGAATAAGGAGAATAAATACCTGCCATAATAATTGTAGCGTCTACTGCTTTAGCTAATTTTCCTTTATACATAAAACCAACAATAGCAATAGTTGATATTAATTCCTCCCCATACAGTTGCCCATAAGTACCAGAAACACCATATAAAGCTGTAAAATTTTTAAGTGAGTTTACTCGTATTAATAAACCACTACCTGTTGTTGATTGAGGTAAAATTCCTAAACCAGCAGAAGCTACATTAATGTGTTTATTACCTTTTTTATTAGTACCAATCCAAGATCTAACAGCAGATAGATTACCTATTTTAGCATTAACCATGTAATCAGCTGAAAAACCTACTGAGGCAGTACCATCTCCTTTTACACGAGTAAAAGACATAGTACCTCTAGCATCCTGAGAACCATCCGCTCTTGTTTGAACCCCAACAATATCTCCAGTCATTAAAATAGCTGGTTTTTGGGTTTCAACTTTAGCTTTAGAAGCGGCTTTAGCAGAAGCTTGAGTTGAAGTTTTTTGAGTTTCTACTTTTTGATCTTCAATTTGTTTATCAGTTGGTTTATCTTGAGGTTGTCCTTCCCCACTGCCGCTACTACCACTCCCACCACTGTTGGAACCACTAGAAGAACCACTGCTATTATTTGAATTATTATTTCCACCTACTGTTCCTCCTCCTTCTCCTCCGGATCCCACAGACCCGCCTTGATTTTCTGATGAATTTCCTCCATTTTCTCCTGTTCCTTGACTTGGATTCGATCCATCACTACTATTGGAACTATTATTACTAGAATTATTGTTAGAATTGTTGTTATCATTTTTATTTTTATTTGTTGTTATACTTCCTG